GGTGTTTTTCCCAAAAAATCAAATTTGCAATCCTGAGCTTTTCTCTAGTTTCTGGTGAATTCTTTATTCCAAGCCTATTTTTTAATCCCTTTCTTCTGAGTTTTGATTCTTCGTTATGTTTACATCCTAAGCAATTACCCGCAACCGGAGCAATATTGAAAAATGGTTTTAATGAATCAATGTAAAATTGTTCCCTGTTTAGAATAATATCATCATTGATCATGTCTTCTATAATTTCAAAAACAAAATCCGATTCACCATACTTAGTAAAATGATTTTGCAGTTTTCCGTTATTGCCTTTATTGTGTCGTAATGACCATAAATGATAAGCCTTCCGGCGGGCATACTTGACGGCACTCCCTATATATATTTTTTCAGTTGATTTTGACCGTATTTGATATATAGTGGCCATGATTATTGTGGTATTATAAATTCAGGGTCAGGGTCTGGAATGGGTCCGGGTATGCCGCCGGAAATAGTACTTTGATCCAAAAGTGGGTTAGCGGTATCATCATACATCCCCGCATCCGGATCGTAAGGGCTGCCTTTGCTGTCAGTGAAATTGCATACGAAATCCAAAAGGTAGTGGTATAGATTACCGTGAGCGTACGCCTGATCTTCGCTGATACAGTTCATGGGTCCGCACGCTGTTGGACAAAAACCTGTTAATACGGAAATAACAATATCCCTCAAATCAAATATGCCCAGATCCTGCTCCAAAGTTCCGTCGGCATTATAAAAATCATGCAACAAATGGATCTTAGCGGTAAGGTCGGCGGACCGAAAACCAAGATGAAGCGCCTTGTAAGGTGCCGGGTTTGTTATTTCCAAAAAGGCTGCTGGCCTCGGGAAGTCATACCCCTTGCCGTCCTCCATCTGCCTGATCTGGTTATTCCATACCCGGGCATATACCGGGCTGTTTTGATTCTCCTGGGTTTGGATCGTTATTCCGGAGAGTTGGTTTAAAATATCCTGGATCGGCTGTTTTATTCCGCTCATCCTTTAATTTGTTCAATAATTTTATCAGAAGTATATTGCCTTTCACCATCAGAATGCGCGCTATTGTATAGTTTATGCGCTTCATCATTAAGCATAATAACAAATTCTACTGCTGTTAAGGCTGTGGTACGCGTTTTTAATACCTCAGCCATAAACGCGTCGACGGATCTTTTCGCTAATGGGTTTTTTATACTTTCCATATCTTCTTAATTATTTCGTCAATCTTTTCTTTCTGCATGACCGTTAACTGTTCAGTCTGGCCAACATACTCGCGTTTGGGGATATTTTTTTTATCGCTGCCTTCATTTTGTGCCTTTGCATAAGGTAAATCCACGATCATCCGGGCACCGGTATCCGATACCTGCGCTGTCCGGGCCATCGTGCTGACCGCGCGGCGAAGGGTACCGGTCCTGATTAGTATGGGGCTGGTCCGTGAACTGGCTTTAGGTTTAGCTGGGTATTTGTATTCAGTGGTTCCCGGCGTGCGCCGCTTCACTTCTTTCCACGCCTCACCGTCAAAGCCTTGCGTTTTAAAAGAAGACAGAAAGTAATTCTGGGCCTGGTTGGTTAATAATACAATAGCCTCCCGCTTGGATGCGGAAAGCTGCGCTTTGACGGCCCCGAATTTGAATTTAGTGTCGGCCATTGTTAATCTTTTGCTGGTATACTGAGCCCGAAATTATTTTTAGCCCACTTCTCATCTCCGCTTGCGACTTGGAAATATGGGTGATCGTCTTTGAAAATATACTTATCCTTTCCGCTGTTCATTTTAAAATCATCGTCCATCTTCCCGAGCGGACCGGCGGCAATATCCTTGCCGGAATCCTTTCCGACTACATCCTCAATCTGCTCAACCACGCAGCGACAATTAAAATGGTTTGGCGGATAAACATTTGACCATACAGAACTTTCAACCGGGGCTGTCATGCCATCCAGCGGGGCGCATATTTCGCACGCATCTCCGATGGTGGAATATTGCAGCGTTGGCAGCAAGTCTTTATTTGCTTCGATCTCATTCCACTTCACGGCCATTGTTGCGCTGGCTTCAGCCGTATTATACTCCGTGCGCCCATAGTCATTATTCCACGTATCAAATGCAGCGCGTCCCGCCTTGTTAAAATCCGAAACGCTTACCCGTTCTCCATTCTCATCAAACATCAAAGAGCCGATTTCTTTTACTTCCTGATACGTTTTCGCAGCTGAAAACATGTAAATATTCTCACGCAATTCTGTCAGCAGTTCCAGGTCCTTACCTTCAAAATCTGCCAGCGTGCCGCCGAAACCTTTATACAAGCCGGTCCGCAACGCCTCTGCGATTCTCAAATACAGTTCTTCCGGCAAATCGTATTCATCAATAGATCCATCCTGAATGCCGTCCATAAGCGCCTGGATCTCCTTATCTGTATATTTTATGCTTCCGTCCATTGTTTTTCAGTGATTTCCCTTATCTGTCCGATATGTTTTTTAATGAAATTGTGCGTCTTTTCATCTTCTTTTTTAAATGTTACACCGCAGTTATACCCGTTCCGGAAGTATAATATTGACCCCTGGCCCTTTAGTTTTTTAATGAGCTTTATGCTTTCCATAAATCCGTTCCAGTTTGTTTTTTATACTTGGCGTAAAAGGCTGTGGTGGCGGCACGGCGGGCGGCGCTGTTACCGGGATGCCGGTATTGTCAGTAAAATATTTAGCATCCATCTGCAATCCAGCAAGGCTCATCTTCACGGCCATATCCAAAATCTGATTATTGGTCTCCATCACCTCGGCGTCGTTCTTTAGCACGGCTTTTGTTTCCGGATTAATGTTAAAACCAAGGTTGCGCATGTTCGCCATCAGCTGGTCGTTTACCACGGATGAGATAAAAGACCCGTCTTTGGTCTGCTTATCCTCCGTGGCTATCTCTGCCGGTGTTTTCTTCGTCCCGCTACCCAGCTTGCCGGGTACGCTGTCAATCGCATCAGCATGACCCAGAACCATTTTAGATATTTTCTTTTCGCAGCGTTGTTCCAGGTTGTCATAGCTCTTATAGCCGGTTCCGCCGAGGGCTGTTTCTTTAAAATCTATCTCATCCTCCGGGTCGATCAAAGCCCATCCGGCACTCCCCATCTGCTGGATGGCCGCCGCGAATTCAGCCCTTTCCTTTTCCTCCGTTTTGTTGGTCTTACCCACGCGGTACGGCTGGGCATATAGTTCGACGAAATCCCCGTTATAACCCAGAAGGTTGCGCAGGAAGATTTCATAAACGGCGATTTCGTAAAACAGGCCGTATCCGGAATCGGAGGTGCCGATATCATTGCTCGTCTTTACGTATACATGCCAGTCTTTATAAGGCTGATCCAGGAAGTTGGCCCCGGAAATAGAATAGGTGAAGTTGGCGACATTGAACCGGTCAGGGGAAACGTTCCACCGCCGGATCGTGCTGATATTTGGGAAGGCATCATTTACAATGTCGCCCAGACTGATCAGCGAATAACCAAAGAAGATGGTATCCAGGGAATGGTCAAGAAACTTCCCAAACCATTGCTGGTTCTGGGATTTACCTTTTATGTTCTCCGTAAAAATATCTGTAGTGATCTGGTCTATCTTACCCGCCTTGTCCACAAACTCCCATTTCCGCAACAGCGTAAGATCTTTACGCCGGGAAACGCAGGACGCGACATGAGCATTTAGCTTCGTGTCCACATACAATTGCTGCATCTTCACGCGGTGCGGGTACCATACGTTTTCGGCCTCCGTGATAGCAGCGCGCCAACTCAATACGTCCTGCCTGATACGTTGTAACTGTACCGGCGCGATGTAGTTGCTTAGATTCTTTGCCGGGTTGCCGCCATCGGGCTGCACGATGGGGTTGCTGTACCCGGTAGGAAATGCTTTATTGAGAAGTCTTGTTATGCGGTTGGGCATCAGTATTGAGTTACATTTTTAACATTTCCGCCGAATCTAATGCGCGACCCGCTTTTTGGCTGCAATAGTGGAAGATCAGGCGTGATGTCTTTGCCGCGTGCGCATTCTTTCAGCCATTTGATAGCTTCGTCGTAGCGTTTCACTCTCAGGTCCGGTATATTGCGCGGCGCAATCCTGCTATGGACATGATAAAGCGTCAGGTCAATCAGTATCATCACAAACATCTGATCCCGGTTATCCCCAGGCGTCCAATAGGTTGTGTTTGTGAGCGCCGTATTCGCCGGCACACTGTAAGAAGTTCCGGGGCCCCAATTAGCGGGGCCGTTTATGATGTCATCCGGAAATATATTCAAAATAGGGGAATCGGTTATCTGGCCGATCTCTAAAGCGTCCGCATGGCTTAAAAAGCCGGTAGCTATTAAACAGGTGTATGTTTTATCCTTCCAAAAAACCTGATCCCCTATATTGTAAATTGATTGGTAGTCAAACTGAGGTTGCGGGAATACCGCGTTGTAAAAATTGTTGCTGGAATCGTATACCGTGGCGCCCGCCTTGTAGGTTTTTGTAATATCCGATAAGACGGTGGGAAGAAAGGCCGTGGCAGTATCATATTTTTGTACCAGATAGCTTTTAGCCTCTGCCTGGGCAGCCAGTTGGGCGGCATTCAAAACGGCCTGACTTCCACCGATTACCTGCTGAAGGTTTAGATCTTGGATCTGCTTTTGGTAATCTGCGGATATTAGAAAGCTGAACAATTTGGGAATATTGGTTCAGCTAAATTACTAAGTAGTATGCTAAAAATTTTCACATGGGATTATTTCCTGCTCTTTCTTATAAGTTTCAGGATGGCTTTTAATTCGAGGATCTTGTCTGTTACCGCGCTGCTGCCGGTGAGGCTTTCTATCGGCAGGAGGATGTCAATTTGTTTATCGATAACGTATTCCGCCACGCGTTTGTAATCCCAATTTTTATTAATGATGGTGAGCATCAGGATTTCATCCAGGAGTTTGTCTACTTCCGTTTCGGGGGATGGCATACTCTAATTTAATAAATATTCTTCGAATAATTCTTACCTATTACCGGAATAGTTTCCTTCCCGCCGCGCTGATACCGCTCATATTCTTCGCCGAAAGTGTTCACCAGGAAATACCTGGTCAAATCAACAAAATGCCCATACGGCTGATATGGAATTCCCGTTATGGGATTGGTAACCGTTTTTTTATCAATCTTGCCGTTTTTGTCCTCTTTCGTGTTCTCATAATCCAGCACCGCCTTGCGGCATTTTCTATTTGCCCCGAAAGTCATGCCGGGCACGGCGCCTTCCAAGATTGAATTAAAGAAGTCTGCCGACATCCTCACGGACGGATTTGCCTTTGGCGTTTTACGCTGCGGCTTGAACTCAGCCAGGCCCGCCATGATCAGCCGGAACATATCATCCCCCTTTTCCAGCTTCACATCTTCCTTCTGGCTGGTAGCATCCCCGCCGATATACAGCCGCTCTTTATGTTTCCATTCAGTAAGCTTCCGGGTTATCTCCCTACACATCCAGTTGATCTTATTATTTGGATTCTCAGCCGCTATGGCGTGTATTAACCTGGGGCTTTTCTGGTCCCGGCCTACCTGAAAGAAACCGCACGGGAAATATGGGTTTACGTTTTCATCGAAATAGAGATAAACCGCCTGGTCCGGATCGTATTCAAAATCACCGGTATGGATTTCACTTTTCCAGCACTTCAGGAATTCACCCCCGAAAACGGTTTTCCCCCATTCACCCAGCACGTTGACTTTATAGGAATTACTATTCTTAAAAGCCAGCGATTCATATTCTGAAATTAAATTCTCATCCCTGAAGCCGTAACTTCCGTCCGGGCTGCCTACAATCCAGTAGTTATCCTCGTACGTGGTTTTGATCAGTACGACCTTGCCGCAGGAGGATATTTTAATGAAGGAATTCGAACAGGGCAATGTCCCGAATTTATCCGTTTCCGTAAACTCATACTTATCCACCAGCTCGGTTTTTACCCAGCTGTTTTCGTCCACCGGGTTCCAGCTGCCGAATATCTTCTGGCCTTCGATACCGCGAAGGGATAAACTAAACTGCTCGAATTCCGTCTGCTCAAAATGGTTCAGCTCATCCAGGTAAACATATTTATACGATTCGATCCCTTTTGCTTTTTCTGAATCATCCAATCCCTTCATCACGATTTCCCCAGGGCCCAGCTTATTCAGATACCGCCGGTCCTGCTTTTCCACCGCCGGATAAAGCCGCATACTGTCAATGGACAGGTTGAAGGATTTCTTTAACGTGGTGGGAATGATAGCCGATTCCTTCCGGAAGGCAATAGAGCTGTTTTGCTTTACGATCAGCTCTTTGGATAATATCTGGGTGATGGAGATTGTTTTGGCCGAGGACTTGCCTCCGTACACCAGCACAGTCCGTACCGTGGTATCTTTTATGAGGTCGTTTAAAATGAAATAAAGCGGGTTGAACCACTTCTTATCAAACCTAATCATAACTTTCTTCTTCCAGCTGCTTGCCGAGTTTAATAGTGGCATCTACCTTTTGAAGCGGCTTGCCATAAGCCCGGTCCAGCAATACCTCTGCGGCCCGGACGTCGCCACCAGCAGCCCTTTTTCGTAACGCAGCGAGGATTGTCTCAGCAGCCGTAACGCCATCCTTTTCGTCGCCCAGTACCTTATCTAATAGCTTATCCAGAGCCGGTAGCTTCGGGGGTCTGCCTTTCGGATTACCGGACTGGCCCTTCTTAAATGGTTTTAGATATTGTGGATTTCCTGGCCCTGGCACTGTATTAAGCACTGTTATAAACCCAAATTTACACCCATCCTGCGTTAAAATTTTTAGCATTTGGGAATGTCCATCTCCCATTCCTGTGTTTTATAGTTTGGAAAAAAGAATAAAGTTACGCCGGTCACCGGCAAGTCATTAATTGAGATCGGGCCAACGGTAGATAGATCTTTGTGGATGATTGGTATACTCTCAATTCTCGGCCCTTCGAATTTATTAACAGGAGGGAGGCTCATAATAAGATCCGCTATTATCTTTGCCGGTATTTTCATGGCTGATTTATTTTTAGCATTTATGAGCCGACACACGATTTGATTAAAAATAGAAACCCGATTACCACTATCGCAAGGAAGATCCAGAAACCTGGCTTTCCCGCAACCTCCGCTCCTTTCTGTCTGGAAATTTCCCGCTTCTCTGCTATCCGCTGACGGCTAACCTCAATAGAATCCATATCATGGCCCGGTTTGAATTTTGTCCCGCATTTAAGACAGGTAAGCTCTACGTTTTTACTTCCGATGGTTCCTGCTAAAATTCCGATACCGCCGGTAAGGACGGCTCCCGCAAAGGCTTTTTTCCCGCTGAATCCTTTCTTTCCGGCAATAAGGTCGTGAGATCCGCATTTAGGGCATTGTATGTCCATGTTTTTGGTTTTATGAAATAAATATACAAAATAGTGAGGATTATTTCCCCACCCCCACCCTCACCATCTCGCTCAGTTCCACCCCATAAAACTCGCATAGCCTTTTTAATATCCGTAGGCTGGGTTCAGCCCTCCCCTGCTCATAAGCTGAATAGCAGGGTGTTTTTACGCTGATCTTCTGGGCCACTTGTTTTTGCAGGAGCTTCTTTTCTTTCCTGAGTTCAATAAGCCTTTCGGCCAGCAATTGCCTGAATTGATGCTTTTCCATGATATTGGATTTGTTATTATTTTACCAGATATTGAAATATTAAAAACCCCACACTAGCCAGTAGGACCCCTATCGTAAACCAGGATATACTGTGCCCCAGCACCCGGGATCGGAGTTGGCGGATGGTTTCGTCCTGCGTATCAGCCCAATCTTGCTGCTGTTCTATGTGCTCCATGTGCTCTGCGTTATGCCTGGATAGTTCCGCGTTCTGGTTGCGGAGGTTGGATATTACCTGCTGTAGCCTCTTTACCCATTCCAGATAGAAATAAAGATCAGACTTGATATATTCTCTCCTTTCTGGATCTTTCCTCGGCTGTTCTTTGGCATACTGGCCGTTGGGGAGGCGGGTGCGGGTCATGGTTGGGTCTTTTTGGGTTTACCTTTCTTTGCTGCTTTCGCAGATTGTGCCGCAAAGCCCTGTTGCATTTTCCTGACAACCCATTCATCCCGGAAATAATTAAAAATCCCGATTATCTCAAATGAGGTGAAACCTTCTGTAGAGAAGGAGGTTTTACCATTAGTCTCACTGATGATTATTTCTTTTTTCATAACTTATTGATTTACATTTTTATAAATTAAAAAGCGCCCAAACGATAAGAAAAATAATCACCAAAGCCGCCACATCATACCAATCTCTTACAAGGAATATCATTGGTATAACAACAAAAAGTAATAGAATAATCCTGGATAATACCTGCTTAAGCGACATCGGTTTTTAGTTTTGAATGTTATTATATAATTAAGAAGCGTTTATGTAGCAAATAATGATTGTTGTTTTATAGCCTCTTTAAACCGCTTCTGTGCGGCGTTGTAATAGTCTAAATCAATCTCCGTCCCGACGAAATCAAAGCCCATCTGGTGCGCCGCAACGGCTGACGATCCGCTTCCGAGGTGGGTGTCTAAGATCCGGTCGCCGGGTTGGGCATAGTTCTTTAGGAGCCATTTGTAAAGTTGAACCGGCTTTTGGCAATTATGAATTCTGATTTCTTTATTAGCCATATCTTCTTGTAAGAATCCATTCCATTTAAACCTGAAAAATGATATTTTCTTTTGAAGACTACAACTCGCAATATCACCATCGGAATACCTGTTTGCATCGTTTTTCTTATCCCAAACAATGGCACCGCCGGTGATTGGAAAGGAATTATAGTAATTAGCACCCCATATAATTTGCTCTTTGCTCACCCTTAACAATTCTTGAAAATAGTTGGGTTCTGGAGTAAAATCATTCCAATCGACTTTGCCGTACTTTTTTTGCGCCCTTAGATTAAACTGGTCCGCGTCTCCTACTGTTTGCCAATCGCCAACCCCATACGGCGGATCAACAATAGCCAGGTCAAACGCCTTGTCCGGCAATCCGGCCATGTAATCCATACAATCCATATTCAACAGCTCTATCATAGCTTTTTATTGATTTATTTCTTCCATTGTTTTAATCTCTTTGTTAACCTTATCAATCCAAATCTCCCATCCCCCGTTGCTGCAGGTTATCGTCCGGGTTCCCTTGTACCAGGCACGGCCCGCGTATTTCCATCCGGCGGCGGTAAGGAGTGAGGGGGTGATCATTTGAATTTATTACTATAAGCCTTTAGTAGTAAATAATATTTATGGGACGAATCCCTGAACCGGTTAGCCTGTAGCCTGTATTTCTCCTGTTCTGTGCTGTAATACCGTGCTGCTGCCAGTTGGTAATCCGAGTGATATTCCATCTCCATTCCGAAATAGTGCAGCGTT